ACATCAAAGGTGATTCCGTTGTGAGCTATTAACTCATCAGCTTTCTCAAGCAAAGCCACACCTGCATCTATTTCATAAGGTTTGAACTTATAAAGAGTAGAGCTATCTAGGTCGTAAGCAACAATACAGTGGATGGTCGTGAGTTGGTCAAGAAAGCCGTTCGTCTCAATATCAACGATTAGACGCATATAGTTTCTCCTATTAAAATGGTGCGTTAGCCTCCTGTGAAACAAGGCGGGGAGCATGGTCAAAAGGAGAAGCTTCGAATAGCTTTCCATTATCATGGTTGTAGTGCAGCGGGATGGTCATACCTGTGGATTGGCCTGTGTACCTGTCTTTCAGAATACGAAATGTAGTAGTGCCTCTCACAACCAAATCCTCTGCTTGCTGATTGCGCTCTAGACCAAACATGAAGTGACACCAGAAGCCGATTGCTCGACTACCTTTAAAGTGACGGATGGATACTCTTCCTCCTTCCTCATGAGGCTTACCTTCAGGTGTAGCAAGATGACTGACTATCGTGATGATGACGTTTAGACGCTTGGCCAGCATGGCTATAGCAGCAGTGATACGCTCTAGCTCTACACGCTCATCAGTACCCTGACCTGTGGCCAGAGCTGTGAGGTGGTCGATGTAGAAAATCTCAATTCCGTCAGCGTGGTGCATGTATTCAATGTTTGATTTAACAGTGTCCCATTCACATACGCCGAAACTGTCGTACATTCTAATTCGGTCATGCTTTGTGATTTCATCAAAGGCTTTATTACGCTCTTCAGCACTCCAATCACCATCAGGTATATGAAACATCTTACCTGCGTGTTTACCTGCTAAAAGAATGGCTGTCTCTTTTGGCTTTTGCTCTAAAAAGAACACGCCTACAGTCTTCTCTAGCACATACATGTCATGCACTATTTGTTGAGTTAAGAAGTCAGTTTTGCCTACGCCTGTTCCAGCACCTACAGCGTAAAGCTCTCCTGTTCTGCGACCATAGGTAGCTTCGTTAAGCTTATCTAGATACCACGGGAGGCCCCATTCCACAGGCGCATCAAGCTCTTCACGTATGTCTGAAAGCGAGACTATTCCATCAGGACGATAGACCTTAGCGTTCCAGATTGCTTCAAGCACTTTTCTTCCTGCACCATCCATTAGTGCTTCGTTAGCATCTTTATAACCAGCCAATCGAGCGACTCGGCATTTACCCGGGGGGAACAAAGGCGCACAGGCTTCTATTGCTTTGTCGCCTGCTTCATCTGCATCAAAGAAAAGAATGCATTCTTCGAATTGGTTGAAGTATTGGAGGTTAGCAATGATAGTCTTAGCTGAACCACCAGCTCCATTTGGGAGTGATATCACAGGCCATTTATTATCCTGAAGCTGCGACAGTGACATTGCGTCAATGGCTCCTTCAGTTACCACTACCCTCTTACCTTTGTTGTATAACTGGCTACCAAACATAGGCATCTTTGAAAAGTCCCCTAAGATTGGGAACTCCTTATCACTCGTGCGAAGCTGCTGTGCCACAAGCTTTCCAGTGAGGTCATGCAGAGGACAGATATGTACTTGCTGCCCCCTATGTGAACCTACTCGATACCCAAAGTGCTTTGCAGTTAATTCAGTTATTCCACGTTGGCGTAAGGCCCTAACATCACCTTGTATTAGTTCTGAAGGCATACGTCTCCTTTGTGTCTTAGGTTGGTTTAACCCATTACCATCTGGCCATTCCATATGGGAACAGTCTGATGAATAGCAATAGCCACGCCCTGAGGCGTAGCGAGCTAAATTGTTACGGGACCCACATGAGGGGCAAGGCTCTCGCCCCACCATTGGACTTTCATCTACTTCACGCATGACTAATGCTCGAAGCTATACTCAGCGTATTTAGACTTAATACCTGCCTTCATCGTGGTTTGAATTGGGTGGCCCTTCTTCTTTAGGTCAAAGACCACTGCTGCTAGACGAGTGATTCCATAGAGGCCAATAGCTTCTATTGAAGTGATTTTGTTGCGAGTGCTTAAGTGATTTAGTACTAATTCGTTGTAAGACATATTAATGTTCCTCTCAGATATTGAGTTCATAGAAATGAAAAAGCCCACGAGATTGTGGGCCTTTGGGTTTGTAGTGCATAAGGACTACACTTGGTTTTTAAGCCAGTCCTTTACGCTGAATGCTGGGCATTCTTTTCTGACGTCAGGCAGGTCTCGGTGACCTACTATTGCTGCGTCTGGGTAGTTAATTTGTAATTCTTTTACTAGCTGATTGAGTGAATCGAACTGCGCTTCAGTGAAGTTGTTTTCAGCAATCTTCAGGTTCTTCTCAGATGAGCCACCAACCAAGGCGACTGATACTGAATTGTGATTGAAGCCTTTAGCATGAGCGCCAGTAGCGTCTTCATCACGGCCTAGTTCGAGTGTTCCATCTCTTCGGATAACGAAGTGATACCCGATTCCAAACCACCCTTGATGTCGATGCCATGCGTCTAATTCGTCACGGCCAATATCTTGGGAGGGTCTGGTAGCAGTACAATGAATTACAATTAGCTCGGTTGAGCTTCTTTTAGCCATTGTTGGGGTATTGATTCCTTTGCATACAGAAATCCATGCTTCTCACACCACATTGCGTAGCTTGTTTTAGAAGTCTTGGATATTTTCTGCTTGGGGTTAGAGAATACAAACCGAATATCTAATTCGGGATGTTGGTTTTTGATGAGGATATGCTTCTGACGGTCAGCGACCATGAAGCGTCCTTTAGTTTCTATTATCAGTTTTCCAATAACGAAGTCTGGTGTATACGTTGATTCCCTCTGAGGTTTGGTATACTTAATTTGCTGTTCTTCATAGGTATAGTATATGCCCTGAGCTTTTAATTCTTGGGCTACCCTCGCTTCTAAACCAGACCTGAAACCATATTTGATTCCTACATTAGGCTTAGAATGCCACGTCATCCTCATACTCCTGAGCAGCTTCTGGTTGTTTAGCGGATGCTGCTACAGATGTATCACAGCTGTAGTCATAACCTTCTTCAGATACAAAATCAGCGGTTGATGTATCAGTCCCAGCTAGGGCTTCTAGAACCTGTACTGACTTCATTCGTAGTGACAAGCCTGCTCCTGCAAGTGAGGTGTAGTAAGGGATAACTTGGAAACCAACACGAACTAGAGAACCATTCCATAAAGGTATCTCAGTGGTAATGGGCTTAGTTTTTGCATCTACTACCTTGGGCTTTTGAGCGAAAGTGTCTCCACTTTTGGTAGTAATTTTAGCTTTCAACTTAAACTTCAAAGTAATGTCACCAGTTTCTTGGTCTACTTCATATGGTTCTGTTGTACGTATTTTATTAGCTGGTTTGCCTGTCTCTTCAACAGCAGAAGCAATAGCCTTTTCAAACATGGCATCTAACATGCCCATAATTTCAGGGGCGTCACTGTTGTCGATAACAAGTTTGCCACCATAGAATCCATCGACATCAAATTTGGTGTCAGGCTTAAAGATTTTTAACCAGTTAGTACGGCCTTTAGGTGTGAAGTAGATTGGTAGTTGTTTGTTGCTCATAATTTAAATCCTATTTGTCAGGGTGCAGATATCTGCTTAGTTAATGTGTGAAGCGATGAACTCATCTACAAGAATCCCTTGATTCATCAGCTCCATGATGAGGTCAAGTGGTAGTGGCACATCTAACTCGGTCATAAAGTCTGCTAGAGTTTGCTCAAGAGTTGGTTGTTCATTCATGTTTCATCGCTCCAATTGATGAACCCCTGCGGAATTGCAGGAGTTCGGCTTTGTCGTGCTAAGGCACAACACTTGCTTGAAACCTAGTGATAACAGCACTTTGGCTTCTTCGTGCTAAGGGACGACACTTGCTCTAAAAGATGTATTATATTTAATATAATCATCAACTAGAGATATTATGAGAAGGCATATTCGGACAAAGGAACTAGCCCATAATCCAAGTCACCTTGCTCTGGGGGTGTCGTTATTAGAGCCACATCAGCTGGGTTTAGCTGCGCCTTTAGCTCCTCATACAGTGTCTCAACAACATCGTTTGCACTGTAAAGTTCGACCAAAGAAAGCTTAATCTGATTACTGAAAAGCTCTAAGTCGGCAGCGTGGCAACCAAAGGAGTCATGGACCATTGAGAAGCTTGTCTGCCCATCAGTTTCTTCCGTCATCCTAGATACTGATAGCATAAGATGAGCCGCATCAAGCGAATGTACCCAATTTGGACTCATACCATTTTCAGACCTTTTACTATCAATCTTATCCAAAGGCTTGTTCAGCGTAAGGTAGATAATACCTCCCTTTAAGTAAGTCCTAACCTGATGCTTCTTAACGTTATAGTAAGACTGCACCACAGGAAAACCCAGTGGAGTGGTCCATCGAACTGGCAAGGTCTGCTGAGTTCCATCAGGCATAGTAAATTTAGATTTCGCTACCATGTTAGCTGTAGATGCTAACCACTCCATGAGCTTTGCTGGGCGAGATACAGAATCAACTACAGAATCCCAGATAGGCTTAGCTATATAATTAGCAGCTCTGTAACCATCATCATAACCAAAAGGAAATTGCTGACCGGTACGAGTACAATCACGCTTTAAAGGACGCATAACAGAATCAACAATCTGTTCTCTAAACCCAAAGACCTTTGAGCCATAGCTATAAGTCATACACGGGGATTTTGAATGAGAACGTGTAAAACCAAACTTCAGCCATTCTCGTGCTAACTCTCCATGGTTAGGCACTTTTGTACCTATATTATTAAACTTCTTCTCCCAGCTGTCTTCAGGCTTTTGTGAGTCTTCTAACAATTTTTGACTGACCTTATCTGCAACGATTTGGTAGATGTCCTGCGGAACTTCATTGGGCAGTATATTTACGTTCGCTGCTGTTTCAGCACACTTCATCGCCATACTCAAATGTTGTAAACCTGAACAACTACCATCAAGAGCAGTCACTGTATGGGACACATGGTTCTCACCATTATCTAAGTACCCTACCCAATCGTGACATGCAGCAACAAATTGAAGTGGACTATCAGCCTCAATCCAAACCCGATTGTCCCATGGATTAGCAACTACAGCCCTTATTAACGCCTCATTGTCATGCACCCACTTAACTCGTTTATCTAAGGTTTGCTTTGACACTTTGTCGAAGTCCCCTAGATTCGCAAGATGGATTGCTAAATAGCGAGAACCTGATTTACCTAAGGGCTTCCCTTCAGCAAACTCTAGCAGCGCCTTCATTTCATCAGGACCTTGCCCATTTAAGATGCCATTGATAGGGTAAATACGCCCTCTGAAATCTAATTGATAACCAAAGAATATCTGACTGAAGTCTTTATACTCATGGGCTAGCTTCAAACCAGCATAGAATGATGCACGTTTAGATGCATTCTCCCTGTTATTAACCTCAACCCGATGAAAATTAGACCAATACTCTGCACGTTTGTCAGCTGGCCAATCCGTAATATCCTCACGTGGAGGTGTGGGTTCACCATACTCTGCTGGGATTGATGGACACCAAGTCACACCAGACTGCCAAAAATCATCAATAAGATTAAGCATTATCATGTTAATTCTCATAGGAGTGCGCTGCATGGCGTTTACAGCATGAAGGACTACAGGAATGTCAGTATTACTTAACTCCTCGTAGAATTTCTTGGCAGCTGTTTTGACCAGCTTTACTGGGCGGCAATTTAAGGTATAAAACACACCATTCTCTAGATTGTCATAATTCCAGTCCCTTGGTGGAACTACTAGAGGCTTATAAACGGGAGCGGTAAGGCCTGTTTTATCTTTGCGGTCTTCAATCCATTTCATAGTATCTTCGGAAGCTCGCAGAAACTTCTGAGTTCTTAGCTTCTTATTTACTATCCTAGTTTCAGTATCGATTTCTACGAGACCAACAGTATCCATCATGATTTCTAATAGCTTCCCCCCAAGTCTCAACTTGTCAGCTTCACTCCAATGAACCCAAGCTTTTATTTTGCCTTTTAAAGCAGCATCGTTCATAGCTGCATCCATAACCTTAGCCTTTTGATAACCCGTTCTTTTGTTACTGGCATCAATGACACGCTTACAAAAAGCCTTATCCTGATTTCTCAGGAAACTAAGCATTGCTTGCTCATCAATTGCTAAAGCTCCTGAGGTCAGAGCATTTGTAAGCTTCATATTATGATTACTGATAGAACCTATGATGCTCTGCATGAAGAGGAACGCCACCTCAGTAGGCTTTTGTTCCTTGACCAAATTTAGCGTCTTGACGCTATGACCACCCTTGCTGGTGTCTTCTGAAAACCAATCCTGAATACCAACAGCAAACCTCTCAAGGCCACCTGCAATTAAACAATGACCATAATCTGTATGGGACTCATCCCCTCTTTTTATTAGCTCTTCATGTCTTTTATTAGTCTTAGTAATGCCTTCTCTTCTAGACCCTAGTTCTATAGCCTCCTGCGTTGAGTACATCTCATTAAATAATTCTTCATTGTTATTGATGGTGACGACGTTCTTTAAATTAGCCATTTAGCTTACTCCTTTAATATTACATTTAGTATTGTTTCTAACTAGGTACTATCTTTTTTTAGAGCATAGAAATCCCCCTTTGTGTTTATGAATCCACAAAATATTAACCCTCTGGTTTGTTCATCATCAGTAACCTTCAAAGGATGTATATCCCAGAGGGTCTAGATTTATAGAGTTAGTCCTACCCTTCAGGGTTCAAGCCCTTCCGGGCTAAAGGACGACACTCGCAATTACTTTTATTGGTCTCCACCTCCTTCGGCTTCTGTCTAATAGTGCAACACTTGCTTGGAACCCTTTGTTTATGGGCTTTATCTAAGATTAGCGTTTAGTAGTGTTAAACGGTACGTAAACCAAAACCACTACATTACTTCTAATGTCAATTTTTTGGGTTATCGGCCTGATTAACTTATTATTTTTGTCTCTAGAGAACCCAAATATAGGACCCTTTATGAGAAAAATCTACTCGAATATTATTTAATATTAGACTTTCTTACTTGACATCGCTACACCCCATAAGCCACGTGATTGTTGAGCTTTAAGGTTTTTAAAAATAAAAAAAAGCACCAATGGCTGATTTTTTATAAGTCAATATATCAAACAGTAACTACGCTAACACTTGACTATTCTTCTGGTATAAAAAACAGGCACAAAAAAACACAACAATGTTAAAAACAACATTTTTGTTTAGGGTTCGTTTGATTTTTCACTTGATTTACGGGGTACTGCTTTCGAGTAGTAAAAGTCTAATCGATTAAAATTCTTCTGTACTAGCTAGTACACTAGAACAACTCAGTTGCCATGTAGAATAGGCCATATAAGCCCACTACAAAACCCACCATATATACTGCCAAGTTTCCAAGGTAACTCCATATAGAGCCAAGCGTGACATCATTCAAGGTTTCGGGGTCATAAAATATAATCATTGCGACCTTATCCATAGGGCTGTCAAGGCATGGGAGCTGCTTGCCAGTAAGTCTGATAATTGGACCTATTGTTATGAACCAAAAGCCTAAACACACCATTACATACAGTGCACCCAAGGGAAAAATGTAAATAAGGACATCCATATCGTGTTCTCGTATCAGGCTGAAAGATATAATTAAATGATACTGTTTCTTCTGTACTAGCTAGTACACTAGAACAACTCAGTTGCCATGTAGAATAGGCCATATAAGCCAAATGAAAAGCCACATACATATGCAATCCAGTCTAAAAAAAACTTCCCTGTGGAGGTATAAAGCACTTTGTTCAACTGGTGGGGGTCATAAAATACAATCATCGCAATCTTATCAATAGGGCTTTCAAGGTATGGGACAGGCTTACCAGTTACCCTCAGAATTGGACTAATCGTAATCATCCAAAAACCTCCAGTCGTCAAGAGGTACAATCCAAAAAGCGGGGGTATGAAGAAAATGTAAACAAGAGCTTCCATATCGTGTTCTCGTAGTAGGCTTGGTAATAGTATCAATATCAGACCATAATCTACCTAAAAAATTCAATCTAATTACTAACTAGCAATGATATTAGCACAACAGAGTATATTAGGATAGTAAAATAGAAAAGAAGAAGATAACCACTTACAATGTATAATCAATAAATAGAACTAGCGTTAACACAAGGATGAGAACGAGGCATATGAAGATACTGAATAAACTCAATGGTTGGCAAAGGCTTTGGTTATTAGCTACTGTTGCCGTACA